CCGGCAAACGGCAGCGGACGGGCGGGCGTGTTCTGCGGTAACCTGTTCTGCTGTCTCAATTACGACAGTCAGGCGGTGGAACTATACAACGGCTCCACGCTCCTCGGCAGCTACAACCAAGAGATACTGCGGACGCCGAACGCCGACCTTCGTGACGATCCGAATATGTACACGGTAGAAATGCGTATCCGTGGGAACAGGGTGCGCGTCTATTCCGGCTCTTCCTATACGCTGCGGTTCACGGCAACGGTCAGCGGCTTCTCCGGCGGCTACGCGGGGTACCGCTCCGACAACCGGACGGTCTGCGAACTGATGCGCCTGGGGGACGCCTGGACATACGAGCCGTATGAGCGGTTCGATGTGGTCATGCCGGACGGGACGCAGAAATCCTACGGGCGTATCAGCAGGAGCAACTGCACATGGGACAGCGAGTTCCAGGTGTTCACGCTGACGGCTGACGTGGAGGAATCATCCACGAGGAGCGAGGACATTTCGATGGACTACGACTTCTTCCATTCGGACGATATGCTCTCGCTTTCCTGCGGCAACGACTACCAGGCATCGGTCATACCCGTGGACATCAACATCTGGATATCGCGGCTGTTCCTCGGCGATGCGGACGGATTCTCCATCCTCTATTACCAGGACGTGGACTCCCTCGTCTATTGGGCGAACGAGGCGGCTTATCGGTGGAAGCTCCGGGGGATGTGTATGTGGTCCCTTGGTCAGGAGGATTTGCGGCTGTGGGAGTGGCTGCCGAAACAGGTATGACAATATAACACAATACGACACACTATCTTTCGGAAAACGGCGATTGCTTACGGGCAGTCGCTTTTTTCATACCAAAAACGCAAAGGAGGACAAATCTTATGAAAGAGTTCTGGAACACGATTCAGGTGATCTTCGCGGCAATCGGAGGATGGCTCGGCTACTTCCTCGGCGGCTGTGACGGTCTGCTCATCGCTCTCGTGGCTTTCGTGGCGATCGACTACATCACGGGCATCATGTGCGCCGTTGCAGACAAGAAGCTCTCAAGCGAGGTGGGCTTCAAGGGCATCTGCCGCAAGGTGCTTATTTTCCTGCTCGTGGGGATCGCCAACATCCTCGATGTGCAGGTCATCGGCACGGGCAGCGTCCTGCGCACGGCGGTCATTTTCTTTTACATCTCCAATGAGGGCGTGAGCCTTACGGAGAACGCCGCGCACCTGGGTCTGCCCATCCCCGAAAAGCTGAAGGCGGTGCTGGAGCAGCTCCACGACCGCGAAACCGATGGAAAGGACGGTGACGAGTAATGGCTTACACGAACAGCCCTATGGTGGCTTATACAAGACTCAGCCCGAATCATTCCGGGCAGCGGACGCATTCCATTGACCGCATCACTCCCCACTGTGTCGTGGGTCAGTGTACGGCGGAGGGACTTGGCGAGTGGTTTGAAAAAACCTCCACGAAAGCGTCCAGCAATTACGGTATTGATAAGGACGGCCGCATCGGGATGTATGTTGAGGAGAAGAACCGCTCCTGGTGTTCTTCCTCAAGCGCGAATGACCAAAGAGCGATCACCATCGAGTGCGCGTCCGACACCACGGAGCCGTATGCGTTCCGCGACATCGTTTATCAGACGCTTATCAAGCTGTGCGTGGACATCTGCCAGCGTAATGGCAAGAACAAGCTGCTGTGGTTCGGCGATAAGGACAAGACGCTTAACTATGAGCCGAAATCCGGCGAGATGATCCTGACCGTCCATCGGTGGTTCGCAAACAAAAGCTGTCCCGGCAACTGGATGTTTGCCAGGATGGGCGATCTTGCCGAGAAGGTCACGGCGGCTCTCGGTAGTGGTACCGATGGTTCCGATGGTCCCACAACTACACAGGGAACACAGGCTTCTGCCTTTTCCGGGCTTTCCGAGGCTGATGTTGTAAAGAGTGTGGGGACATTGTTTACCGCCGATCAGAAGAAAACGGGCATCCTTGCATCGGTTTCGATGGCGCAGTTCATCCTCGAATCCGGCTACGGCAAATCCGAACTGGCGCAGAACGCAAATAACTTGTTCGGCATGAAATGCTCCCTCTCCGGCAACACCTGGAGCGGTTCGACCTGGGACGGAAAGAGCAAGTACACCAAGCAGACGAAGGAGCAGCATACGGACGGCAGCTACGAGACGATCACGGCGGACTTCCGAAGGTATCCGTGCGTGGAGGATTCCATCGCAGACCATTCCGCTTATCTGCTCGGCGCGAAGAACGGCAGCAAGCTACGCTATGAGGGACTGAAGGGCTGCACGGACTACAAGAAAGCCGTGCAGATCATCAAGGACGGCGGCTATGCCACGAGCCTTACCTATGTGGAGAACCTCTGCTCCATCATCGAGCGGTGGAACCTCACGCAGTACGATGTGAAGGAATCCGAAACGCCAATCGCGTGGTACCGCGTCCGTAAGACATGGGCGGATTCCAAGTCGCAGAAAGGCGCGTTCAAGATTCTGGAAAACGCCAAGAAGTGCGCGGACGCCAATCCGGGATATAGTGTGTTCGATGTGGACGGTGTAAACATCTACACACCGAAAACAACTGCTCCGGCGGCATCGGCTGGTGTTCCGTTCCTTGTGAAGGTCAGCATTTCCGACCTTAATATCCGCAAAGGACCGGGGACGGATTACGACAGGACGCAGTTCATTCCCGTCGGCATCTACACCATCGTGGAAGTCAAGTCTGGCAAAGGCTCGACCGCAGGCTGGGGACGGCTGAAAAGCGGCGCGGGCTGGATTTCGCTCGACTTTTGTACCCGCGTCTAAAACTTTATATCTGCGCATACGATTGCCTGTGGGTGTTCTTCGGAATGCTCACAGGCTTTTTTTATTTGCATACCCTCAATCCCGGCCGCCTTTTTCTGTTTAACCATGAGGATAGGAATCCTCGGATTGGAGGAATCTTCATGACCAATGAACAGAAACGCACCATAGCGGAACTCCGCTCCAAAGGTGCGACCTATGCAAAAATCGGCGAGGCGCTCGGTATCTCGAAGGATACCGTGAAAAGCTACTGCCGCAGAAATAATCTGTCCGCTCCGCAGGATACCCCTGCCTCTGATACCGCTCCTTCCGTCTGCCGGGAATGCGGCGCACCTCTCGTGCAGACAGAAAAACAAAAGACGCGGATTTTCTGTTCCAGGGAATGCCGTGAGAACTGGTGGCATTCTCACCCGGAGCAGATAAAGAAAAGAGCCGTGTATGATTTCGCTGCGCCGGATGCGGTAAGCCTTTCTCCGCCTACGGAAACAGCCACAGGAAATACTGCTCCCACGATTGTTACATCACGGCTCGGTTCAAAGGCGGTGGATGCTATGAGTGAGCAGGAATTTGACCGTGAAATGCGGTATCAGGCCGCCGTTCAGATTGCGGATGCGCTTCTCAAAAAGGGTTCCATCTCGGAGGAGGAATACCACCAGATCAAGACAAAACTCCTCGAAAAATATCGCCCGACTTTGTCTACATTATTATCGGGAAAACCCTTGATATAACTGGCTTTTAGAGTGATATATAGTGTCGGAAAGGAGTTGATTTTATGCGGAAAATCACCAGGTTAGAGCCAAAAAAGACAGCCCTTCCGACAAGGAAAAAGGTCGCAGCGTATGCCCGTGTCTCGAAGGACACGGAGCGGCTTCTGCATTCCGCATCCGCACAGGTCAGCTACTACAGCGAACTGATACAGAAAAACCCCGAATGGGAATATGCAGGCGTGTATGTTGACTGCGGAATAACGGGTACCCTCACCTACAAGAGGGACGAGTTCAAGAGAATGCTCACCGACTGTGAAGCCGGAAAGATCGACATCATACTTACCAAGTCAATCAGCCGATTCGCAAGGAACACGGTCGACCTTTTGGAAACAGTGCGCCACCTCAAATCCATCGGCGTGGAGGTGCGGTTCGAGAAGGAAGGCATCCATTCTTTTTCCGAGGACGGAGAACTGATGCTTTCGCTCCTCGCTTCTTTCGCGCAGGAAGAAAGCCGCAGCATTTCCGAGAATGTGAAATGGGGTATCCACAAGCGGTTCAAGAGCGGCGAGATTGGCGTGGCCAACAAGCACATCCTCGGCTACCAATACGATGAGGAGCAGAAAAAGTACATCATCATTCCCGAAGAAGCCGAATCGGTCAGATGGATGTTTCAGATGTACATCGACGGCGTTACCCTGCGGGACATTGCAGATAACCTGAACAACGCAGGCATCTGCACCATCCTCGGTAACGATTTTCAGGAAGCCTCGGTGCGGCAGCTTATTTTCAACGAGGTCTACGCCGGGGACATCAGACGGCAGAAATGCTATGTGTCCGATCCAATCAAAAAGGACAAGGTTCCGAACCGCGGCGAACTGCCACAGTATTACATGGCTGACTGCCATGAGGCAATCATCGACCGCGACACCTACGCAAAGGTCAAGGCAGAGATGGAACGCAGAGCCTCGCTCCTCAATCCCACCTACTGCTTTACCAAGAAAATCCGCTGCGGTACCTGCGGAGCGCAATTCACCCGCAAGAAAGGAAAAGTCAGAGGCAAGACCTATGTACATTGGATATGCCGGAGCAAGAAGGAAACCGGGATGATCTGTTCCAGCGTGAACTTCAGCGAGGAAGAACTGAAAAACATCTGCGCCGATGTCCTTGAGACCGATTCTTTCGATGAGGAGATTTTCGAGAGCCGGGTCAAGGACATCATTGTTCTGAAGAACGGCGATATAGAGTTCCACCTTGTCGGCGGCGAGACACGGCGATGGAAAAACCTGCATCTGAATCCGCCAAGGCATAAGGTCACGCTCACGGATGCATTCCAGGGAAAGATACGATGCGCCAAGTGCGGCAACACCTACCACCGCGTCAATTCCGCAAACAAGTGGGTGTACTGGTACTGCATGGGAAAGAAGAAAAAAGGAATGACCTGCGACAACATCAATTACACCGATTTCCAGCTACGGCAAATCACGGCGCACATCCTCGGCTTGGAGGATTTTGATGAGCAGGTCTTTTCAGAACAGATCGAGGGCATCACCGTTCTTGAGGACGGCAACCTCGATTACCACTTTTACAAAGGGAGGACAGAGAGATGGCAAAGAGTGTGATAACCATTCCTGCCACCAAGAGCAAGTACACGGCAACGCCGCTGTCCTGCAAGAAAAAACGGAAGGTCGCAGCATACGCCCGCGTCAGCACAGACCACGAGGAACAGCAAAGCAGCTATGAAGCGCAGGTGGACTACTACACCACCTACATCCAAGGCAGGGATGATTGGGAGTTCGTTTCCGTGTATGCGGACGAAGGAATAACCGGCTGCAACACAAAAAAGCGTGACGGCTTCAACAGCATGGTGGAGGATGCGCTGGCGGGCAAGATCGACCTCATCATTACAAAATCGGTCAGCCGTTTCGCCCGCAACACAGTGGACAGCCTTACGACCATCCGAAAGCTGAAAGAACACGGCACGGAGTGCTATTTTGAGAAAGAGAACATCTGGACGTTCGACGGCAAGGGAGAGCTTCTCCTTACCATCATGTCGAGCCTTGCACAGGAAGAAAGCCGCTCCATTTCGGAGAACTGCACATGGGGACAGAGAAAGCGGTTTCAAGACGGAAAGGTCACGGTTCCGTTCGGACGGTTCCTCGGCTACGACCGCGGCGAGGACGGCAACCTTGTACTGAACGAGGACGAGGCACAGATCATACGCAGGATTTACGGATTGTTCCTACAGGGACGCTCACCGTATGCGATTGCGAAGGTGCTGACTTCCGAGGGCATCCCTACGCCCGGAAAGAAAAAGACCTGGTCGGCATCTACGGTCAAGAGCATCCTCACGAACGAGAAGTACAAAGGCGACGCCCTTCTGCAAAAGGTCTACACCGAAGATTTCCTTACCAAGAAGAAAATCAAGAACGACGGACAGGTTCCGCAATACTATGTGGAGAACAATCATCCAGCCATCATCGAGCCGGGAGTATTCGACAGAGTTCAGAAGCTCATGGCGGTCAGACATCCCGGTCAGAACCGCAACAGCAGCATCAGCCCTTTTTCAAGCAGAATCAAGTGCGGCGAATGCGGTAGCTGGTACGGCTCGAAGGTGTGGCACTCCAATGACAAGTACAGAAAGGTCATCTGGCAATGCAACCACAAATTCGACGGGGATTGCAAATGCGGAACGCCGCACATCACCGAGGATGAGATACGGAGCCTTTTCATAAAAGCAATGAACATCCTCATCACCGAAAAGGATGCGCTGATCGAGGATTTTGAAGCCATCAAGGACACGGTCTTCGACACCTCCGCGCTTGTGCAGGAACGGACAGACCTGCAGGTCGATATGAACACGGTGGCGGGACTCATCGAGGAATGCATCGCGGAGAACGCCCGCATCGCACAGGATCAGGGCGAATACCAAAAACGCTACGACAGCCTCGCTAAACGCTTTGACCGCACGAAAGACCGCCTCGAAGCCGTGGAGCGGTCGATTGCGGAAAAGCAGGCTCATCGTGAAATGGTCGAACAGTTCCTTTCAGAACTCGCCAAGCAGGATGCGGTCACGGAGTTCACCGATGAACTTTGGTACAGCATGATCGACCATGTGAAAATTCACAGCAAGGACGACATCCGATTCACATTTCAGAACGGCACAGAAATCAGGATGTAAGCACAGCGCACTCCGTTTCCCGCGGAGTGCCTTTTTCTGTCTTGTGAACCCTTCTCCGAAAATGAACCCCTACATAAAAAATGAACCCTACCGAGGGTAGGGAAAATCAAAAGGTATAGGAATAATCAGATTGTATCAAATCTCGTGTTTACATTTC